GTGGTTCCAGAAGCTGCAGCGTCCTGTTATTCTTCACGTCAATGAATTGCCACCTTTGCCCGTCAAGTGAGGGGTCATAAGCGGAATCATGCGGTAAAAATAACAGAGCCGTTGATGTTACTTCTGTCCCGTCCCGGGTGAATTTCCTCCGTTCGTTGTACTCAAAAAAACATCGCTCTGTAGATTGATACAGGAATGTTTCGTCTCCGAAAGCATCAACCTCGACTCGGTAGATATCAACCTTATGTGTCATTAATCTATCGAATAGATACATAACGCCTGATTAAGCCTGAGGATTTCAAAAGCATTTCTGGATAAGTCAGCTGGTCTGGGACCCTTGCAGGTAGACCATTATCTCGCCCAGTCAAGCTAAAACGTCCTAAACTAACGCCTTCAACCACCTGAGCGCCGTCATTATTAACCTCAAAGCTTATAATCATACCACACACCCACTCCTGAACAGCTGAGACCTGATAAGGACGCAACCTGTCCATGTCCAGCTTCCAATCGTTCCTGTGAGGATAGTTACCGATACGTGCATCCAGAAGCCGGCAAGCTCGCTCAATGCGGGCTTGCGTTGCTTCGGATTCATCACGTCCGGTGATTTCGTGATATATAGCTCCGGTTATGTACATTATCCGCCACCAGTACCGGGGTCTTCTTCTTCAGGCGCGAGTACCGCAAACGGATATCGAGTATTCTCGGTTGGGGCCAACCTGTTCGGTGGGTTCGGTACGTTCCAGCCAAGGCGCATGACAACCCGGAGGGCTACCATATCCTGCTGCGCTAAGTTGTACACAATATCGCCTGTCTCAGGGTCTTGCAATACCGCTTCGGTAAGAAGCTTGGTCGTAACGTCCTTACGGATAGCATAGACTAATTGCCTGAAATCGCCTGTTATAAGCTCAGCCTTTTCATTATCCCATGCGCCATTCGCCATGAAATCGATAGGAGCACCATCCAGTTCATAATTAGTGGTTGCCTGCATATCCTGCCGCGTGTTCAGGGATCGCTTGAACAGGGGATTGCCTTGTAAGTCTCTCAGACCTCTTAACTTGCCTCGGAATCCGGGGTAAGAAATATGAGCTGTTGGCATGTAGCCATCAACCTCAACGTGAGAAATCACTCCGTCCTCTGCAAGTAGATCATCGTACAGGTCTGTGCCTGTGCCTTCCACTGTCACGTTCCCCGCTGCAATAGCTGCATCGGCTATGTTGGTAGGCCATACATTAGGAGCGTTATGCCCAAAAATAACAGCTCCGTCGATGGCGGCCCCAATAGCCTCCAGGATTTGCGGCCTGATCTGCTCCCATATGTCATAGTCAGCATCTTCCAAAACGTTTTCTGGAATGGGTATAATAACAGACAGTTCTTCCGCGTCGATGAATTTATTTTTCCAGCTCGCTCGGCTAAGACGCTTGTATGAAATGTCGTCGGGATCTTCTCCGGCGTTATTGAAATAAGCCATCGGTAAAGCATCAGAGATAGGTAGGCGTCTCTGTGCTGATGCCATATCTGGCAATCTTCGCCCGTATTCGAGTACGGTACTTTTTTCTACTACTCCGGTAAGAATTTCTCTTACCGCATCCTCCGGCATTAATGCTTCCGCGCCGGATCTATCTATAATAGGCATGATGCCCTCCTTAAGTGTTTGTTTGATTGGTAGTTATACTAACTGCCCTTCAAGCATCTGGCTTTCAGGAAGGCATCTGGCCTTATATAAAACGTAAAATGATAATACTATCTTCCGGCTGCGGATCGTATGAAATCATTCATAGAGATCTTGCCGGAGCCGTTACTGGCTGGTTTCCCATCGCCAACGGCCTTTGGTAATTCAGCCTTGAGCCTTGGATTCGACTCAACAGCTTTTTTTATTTCTGCTTCTATGGCATCTGACTCCATGTCGGGATTAATGATGCCCTTATGAAGCAAATAAGCCCCAATAAGATCGGGGTCGGCATTGTGCTTCTTTGATGCGGAAGATATGACCTTATCCAGCTTCAACATCTTGTTCTCTTCTTCGAGAGCCGCAAGACGCTTAGCGGGATCATCCTCTTCTTCACCAAAAATACCCTTAACTTTGCTTTCAAGCTGTTTCAACCGCTCTAAATCGCTTTCCAGCTCTTTGGCCTTTAGTCGGTATGACTTGTTTTCATCCCTCAGCTTGCTGACGTAATCAGCAGGGAACATTTTTTGATCATTACCGTGCTCTTCTGGGGCATCTTCCCCCTTACTATCAGGCGTATCCTGCCCATCTGCCCCGGAATCATCCGAAGGCGCTAACAGTGTTTTATAGAATCTTTCTATATCCATATTGGCAATGTAATCTTTTTTTAAGTTAAATGATACATATCATAAAAGTCAAATAGCGATTTGTTCCCGGCTATAATCTCTGCGCAAGAACTTGTTCGCATCTATATGTTCCCGCTGACGTTTCTGCCAGCTCTCAACATAGCGCTTTGCTTTGTCTTTTTCAACATCGGTTAGGGCCGCTACCTCGCGCCGCTTCCACTCTCGTATATTTCGCTCTATAGCTCTTTGCCTCTGCTCAGCCTCGTACATTTCTTGGTTCCGTCTATGAGTCTCACCCGGTTTTGGCACCTCTGTAAGACCGGGTATATACGGGGATAATGTATGCCGGCAATTCCAATGGAAAAGATGCCCCTCTTCGCTTGGCTCCGTTGCTTCTTCAAGCGCCGGGTACTCCTCAGATTCCCCTGATAGTGAAAAAATACGACCCTGATAATTTTCGCAGAGATCCGAGCATGGATAATGCACACTGATCAATACAAGGTCGTTCCCTCTCTCTTGGATCCTATTAATATTCGCTTCCCTGGCGGCATTCAGGGTCTGGCTCCTCGCTAACATCTCGCTGTAAGTGTCAATTCTCATTGTGGTACCGTCTCTTCTCGATATACCTGTAACACCCTCTTTGACAAATCTGTCCATAATTTGCTGCGAAAGTTGCCGGCGAGTGAGGGGATCAGCACTTCGGTATGACGAATCAGTAGCTAAGAACCCTATCTCTTGGATCTTATCTGATACAGACCTGATCACAGGCAGTCTTGTTGCCTCGAAGCTTTCTTTCATAGCCTTTTCAAAAACGCTGTATGTTGTATGAGTACTCGGGTAATTTTTCAGGATATTTTGCGCTATTTGTGAAATTGGGGCCACCCCTTCCCTATCGGCACCCGCCACCGCCAATAAAGCTATGCCTGTCACTGCCCCATCCGGCAACATTCGGTCGGCCCTGTTAATTCCCTTCAAATAGCTGCGTGCTAACCTTTCCTCCATGACTCTCTCGGCTTCATCCAGCCATTGGTTGTATACCTGATTCAATCGATCGATCTCGGCTGCATAATTAATACGAGCATCAGGATTACGCGCGATCCGCTCATTAAGTATTCTCAGCCGGTCGAGGACATATATGATGAGATCATCATTAATATCTTCAAGATCACGCATATCATCCCCCTATCATGTCGGGAGGTATAAGGGTGCCCCTCTCCTGCAAGATCCGCTGCACCTCCTCGTCAACCTGTTCGTCAGTCCAGTCTGGATTCATCATTAAGACCTTAATCTTAGTGGATGCGGCGTCCGCCATTGACAGGTTACGTACCGTCTCAGACATTTCGACTTGTGTTTCGACAATACTATCCGACATCGTAACAGTGACCGGTTGAGGTTCGTAACGTGAGGGAGACAGAAGCGAAACATTATCAATCTGCTGTAGCATCATTAACAGGCTCTGTAACTCATGCTGCCAGAACCTGGCTTTTTTCCTGCGTGTAATGAAACTCTTTCGCTCCCGGATCTTCAACGCTGAGCCGGACACGGCGCCGGACATTTCGCCCAGACCGAAGCTTTGCGGAGCGTACCCACAACGGGAAACGATTTCAGCCGTCAGGTCTGTGGCTGTTTTGGAATGCTCATCATACCGTATATCAAACTGCACCTGCTCAATGGGTTTTGCGCTACCTCCTCCTAATCTCCAATCATCCATTGACAGCTTCAAGAATGCACTTTGGAGCGGATCAAATTTTGCCCGGGGTGCCTTCTCGCTGAAAGGGTCTGACTTAAGCATATCCTCGTCAATCAATAAACGGGCCATGCCCAGCTCTATATCTCTGATCCAGCTTGTCCAGACCTCATCAAGCGCATCCAACAGCTGAACAGAACCTTGGTAATCCGACACGCCTTCGCTTGACTCAGGAAAAAGTCTGTTCGGTAAAAGGTTAGGGATATACACAGCGCCCAGACCATCAACTCCGGGAAGGGCCTGATCTTCAACAAAAAGTTCATATTCTGCTCTATACTCATCAATATCTATAGACTCGGCCCTATCCCCCTTCACCTCAATAAGCTCAAAGGTAATGTACAGCACGCCATTATGATTTTCTCTATGCTCGACTAAAAAAAGTTGACTGTCCTGTCCATCTTTAATAAGCCGGTAGAAGCTTACTGAATGAAGCTTGCCGCCCTTAAAAATAGGCTTTGAGACGAGAGGTGATCGGATTGTTATGAGCGGATGATGCGAAACGTCAGGATCTGTATCTATCTTGATATACACACCTCCCAGAGCAGCCGCCATATCTGCCGCTTCTATTAAGCGAGATTCAAAAAGACTGTCATCAATAAATTCATGCACTCTCTCACTATCCGTTTCAATGCGAGGCGGCTCAGAAAAAAGCAGCCCTGCACTGGTTGAGCAAATATCTTGAGCTAAAGGCATGTGGATGGCATTTTGTCTTTCCTTGTAATCCAGGTTACCCCAAAAACGACCGTGTCCCTGCCGGGTATTATAGAATTTCCAGATCCTTTCCGCATCTCCGCTGTACCATACAGCCCATTCTTTTATGTAATCGTTGACTGTTCTCATGCCGCTATTTTATTGATTAATGATTTCCAAAAACTGTACGTGCTTCTTATTCCATACCGGAGTGCATCCGCATGGTGATCAGCCTGCTTCAACGGCTTGTCCACGCCCTGCCTCTGGTGCTTATCATCCCATACATAGCCGTACAGTCCGTTAATCGTTTCGGTACATCTCTCATGAATATACAGCAAATCATTAC